GCGCACGGGCCCGGGTCGGCGCTGTTGAAGTACTGGTCGGCCGGCGCGGGGCACGCGAAGTGGGCCGGCGCCGTCCACAAGTGGACGACCCTGCGTGACCTGCTGCTGAAAGCCGGCGTCCCCCCGGCCGAGGCCGACGGGCTGGCCACGAACATCATCATGGCGGTCATGCCGGGCTACATGAAGCAGGCTCACGCGAAGACGGAGGGGAAGCACATGACGCACTTCGCGCCAGACCTGGACGTGGTCCGCTCCGGCGGCGGGATGGACCTGAAGGCCGCCAAGGACGGCTCGCTGGGGACGCTGACCGGCCGGTTCTCCGAGTTCAATCGCTGGTACCGGGTGTCGTCGAAGATGGAAGGCGACTTCATGGAACGCGTCGCCCCCGGCGCGACCGCCGACACGATCCGCGACAACAAGGACTCGATGCGGGTCCTGTTCGACCACGGGATGGACGCCCAGATCGGCAACAAGGTCCTCGGCCCCATCGCGTCCCTGGTGGAGCGGGCGTGTACGGGGCGTCGATGCGGATGCGGGTCACCGGCGACACCTGGGACGACAAGCCCGCCCGGTCCGATACCAACCCGGACGGCCTCCCGGAGCGGACGATCACGGCGATGAAGGTGCCGGAGTTCGGCCCGGTGACGTTCCCGGCCAACCCGGGCGCCTCGGCCGGGGTCCGGTCCGGCACCGACGAGTTCTATCACCGGCTCCAGCAGGCGGATGCTCCCGCGTTCGAGGACGCGATGCGGGCTGCCGCCCTGCCACTCACAGACTTCACCGGGCGGGACGGCGCGCGGAGCGCCCCCGGCGGCGAACGCACGGACGTGCAGCCAGGAAACGGCGGGACGTCACCCACCAACCCGAAAGCGGTCCAGCGGGACCGCGCCTGGCGCATGAGGAGACAACTGGATGCCTGAGACCGAAACCCGAGATGAGTTCCTCCCGGGAAGCATGGACGACCTGCGCGGCAAGACTCCCGAGGAGCTGCGGAAGCTGTTCGGGGTGCTCGACGCGCACCTGAAGTCGCTGCATCAGACCGATGACGGCGAGATCCGGGACCTCGACGCCGCCGAGCAGGGCGCGTTCAACCTCGGCATGGAGATGCGTGACGAGATCCTGAACCGGCTCGAGGAGCACCGCAAGATCAGCGAGGTGTTCCGCCGCCGCCCCGAAGCGGTCCAGCAGGCGTACGCGAACATCCGCCACGGCCTGGACGACCCGGCCGGGGACACCCGCCGGATCACCAATGCCGAGGCCCGCGACCGGGCGCTGCGGGTCCTGGACTCCTACGCCGCGTCCGACCTGTCCGACGCGCAGAAGACGCTGGTGGACAGGCAGTGCCGCCGCGACCACATCACCGCCCGCCGAATCCTGGTGACGGAGAACGAGGACTACCGGACGGCGTTCCTGAAGCTCGTCACCGACGTGCACCCGGTCCTGACCGAGGAGGAGAACCGGGCGGTCCAGGCGTGGTACGAGTTCCGCGCGCTGGGCGACTGGACCACCACGGCGGGCGGTTTCGGGATTCCGGTTTTCATCGACCCGTCGATCATCCTGACGGCCCAGGAGTCGGGTAACCCGTTCCTCAGCATCGCCAAGCAGGTCACGGTCAACACCAACCAGTGGAAGGGCGTCAGTTCCGCCGGTGTTACCTGGGCCTTCCAGACCGAGGCCGCGGCGACGGCGGACAATGCGCCTACCCTGGCGCAGCCCACCGTCCTCGTGCACATGGCCAGGGGCTTCATCCCCTACTCGATCGAGGTGGGGATGGATTACCCGGGGTTCGCGTCGGAGATGTCGACGCTGCTGGCCCAGGGGTATGACGAGCTGCTGGTCGACAAGTTCACCCGCGGGTCCGGGACGGGCGAGCCGAAGGGGATCCTCACCGCGATCAGCGCGGTGTCCGGTGACCGGGTGAAGGTCGCGGTCGGCGGGTCCATCACCGCCCCGGACCCGTACGCGGTATGGAAGGCGCTGCCGCAGAAGTACCGGCGGAACGCCTCCTGGCTCATGTCGATCGGCGTGAACAACGCGGTCCGGCAGATCGGCGCGGCGAACGTCTTCCACGGATACACCGTGAATCTGCCCGAGGCATGGGCCGACCAGCTGTTCAACCGGCCGGTCTACGAGTCGGCGTACATGCCCGACACCACCACCTGGACGACCACCGCGGAGGGGCAGGCCATCGTCGGGGACTTCTCCAACTTCGTCGTCGCCCGGAATGGCGGCATGTCGGTGGAACTCGTCCCGCAGCTATTTCAGCAGGTCACGGCCGGTTCTGGGCCTGCGGTGCCGACCGGCCAAAGAGGCTGGTTCGCGTACGCGAGGATCGGCAGCGATTCAAGCAACACCGCCGGCTTCCGCCTCCTCGTCGCGAACTCCTGACCATGGCTGAGCAGAAGGGCGAGCAGAAGGCCGCGCCGCCGAGGGCCCCCGAGCCTGCGCCCGCGGTGCTGGGATCGGCGGCGGCGTCGACTGACCCGGCGGTGCAGCAGCTGATCGCGCACCGGGCCGTCGCGGTCAGCAACGGCGATGAGAGGGCCGCCGCGGAGGTCGACGCGAAGCTGGCCGGACTCGGCGTCGAGTAAATGACTGGCGGCCCGGGGGCCCCCCAGGTGCCCCGGGCCGCCACCAACCTGGGAGAAGAACCATGGATGTCGTCTACGTGAAGTACAACGCCTATGTGGCCGAATGTCACCGCGCCATCCATCAGGGCGAGCACTGGCCCGCGGATGACCCGGTGGTGAAGGCCATGCCGGACGCGTTCTCCTCGGACCCGCGTTACGGAGTGCAGTGGTCGGGGTCGCCGCCGGCTGAGCTGGCGGAGGCGCCGGTGGAGCAGGCGACCGCCGGCCCGGGTGAGAAGCGGACCGTGCGGCGTGCCTGACCCGGAGGGCCGTGACGGCGCGGTTACCGTCGCCTACGTGTACAACGGGCATCAGGTCGCCTACTCCTGGCATCACTCGATGATCGAGCTGATCGGCTACGACCTGTGCCATGAGGGGCGGATCATCCGCGGCGGGTACGTGGCGATGAAATGCGGCACCGACGGGCTGGCCGACGCCCGGAACAAGGCCGTGAAGCTGTTCCTGAAGGAAAACCTGGCGGACTGGCTGTTCTGGGTCGACACCGACATGGGATTCGCCGCGGACACGGTGGACCGGCTGCTCGCGGCGGCCGATCCGGTGGAGCGTCCGGTGGTCGGCGGGCTGGCGTTCACCCAGAAGGAAGAGGAATCCGACCTGATGGGCGGATGGCGGTGCCGCGCCGCCCCGACGGTGTTTGACTGGGCGGTCCTGGACGACGGGCAGATGGGCTTCGTGGTGCGGTGGAATTACCCGCCGGGCGCGCTGACCCGGTGCGGCGGGACCGGGTCGGCGTGCGTCCTGATCCACCGGTCCGTGTTCGAGCGGGTGCAGGAGAAGTTCGGCACGTGGTACGACCGGGTGCCGAACACGACGACCGGCCAGCTCCTGTCAGAGGACCTGGCGCTGTGCCTGCGCGCCGGGGCGCTGGACATCCCCGTGCACGTCCACACGGGGGTCAAGACGAGCCACCAGAAGACGCTGTGGCTGGCCGAGGACGACTACTACGGGCAGGTCGCCCTGTCGCAGCTGGCCCCGCCGGTCCCGCCCGCGACGGAGGAGACGGCGGTGATCGTCCCGGTGCTGCGCCGGCCGCAGAACGCGGCCCCGTTCATGGCGTCGCTGAAGGCGTCCGGCGCCGGCCTTGCCCGGGTGTACGCGGTCGCCGACGCGGACGACGAGGAAACCATCGCGGCGTGGAAAGAGGCAGGGGCCAGGGTCCATCCTGTCTTTCGCCATGCTGGCGCTCGCCCGGGCACGTTCGCGGAGAAGGTGAATCTCGGCTACAAGGCCACCACGGAGCCGTGGCTGCTGCTCGCCGGAGACGACGTGAAGTTCCATCCCGGGTGGCTGGACCAGGCGCAGCACGCGGCCCGCGACGGCGCGGACGTGGTCGGCACGAACGACCTGCACAACCCGCGTGTCACCGCCGGGGAGCACTCGCC